AGTTTAGGTGGACAGTCTTCACCACGATGAGAATAATATTGAACGTGCTCAGGTACATCATTCAGGTTCCAATCAGAATCTGAAGCGATACAAGAGATGTCACCGCCATCAATTAGTTCTTCAATTTGATCGCGTGTAGTATATTTATCGACGAGTTGCTTACCCAACCACTCAGGATAACCATCCCAATGATGATAAACAGAGACGATATTGTTATCGTCAAGTTTGAGACCGATGCGAGCGTTTGTGGACATGTTTGTTTCCTTGATTGCTATAAACATAGTATGACATGGAATCGGACCCTGTGGGGGCATGAGTGGACAGTATGTCAACTGTCACACTGTATCAGGTCGCTCAATGCAGTGTTAGGTATTCTATCATTGATGAGATTTTTATATTCTGGATGTAACTCACATCCAATATAATGTCTCCCTAATTGTTTAGCAACCATTGCAGTCGTGCCTGATCCCATAAACGGATCCAAAATTGTGTGATTGATATCACTACCTGCTTTGATGCACGGTTCAATTAATTCAGGTGGAAACACTGCACAATGTGATCCCTTATATGGTTTTGTTTTAACATTCCATACACTTCGCTTACGTCGCGTTGCTTCCTTGATTGCATTCACATCAAAATAATAGTTCTGACTTTTACTGAGCAGGAAAATATATTCATGTGATTTTGTACATCTATCTCTCACACTTTCTGGCATAGGATTAGGTTTATTCCAAATAATATCCTGTCTTAGATACCATCCATCTGCCCTTAATGCAAACGCCAACATCCAAGGAATGCCAATCAAATCTTTCTCTTTTAGTCCATCTAATTTGTTACCTCTACGAGGACAATTGTCTGGTAGATCTTGTTTAGTATTTGATACAGTTTGTTGAACTAATGCTTGTCCTTTACCTGGTCGATAGTTATAATAACTATCCCCAATATTCACCCATAATGTACCATCATCAGATAAAACATCACGAACTTTTCTAAACACATTTACCAGTTCTTCAATATATTTTTCTGGTGTTTGTTCCAGTCCTATTTGTTTATCTTGTCCACCATAATCGCGCAAACCGTAATAGGGTGGAGAGGTCACACACATTTGAACTCTCTCATGAATTTGGGGGATTGTGTCTCTACAATCCCCATACAATATGGTATCTTTTTGTGATCTTAATTTCATCAGCAATATGCAAGAGGGGGAACACCTTCAATAAAGATCTGGTTTACAACATTCTGCAATCGCTTGCCAATTGCATCACCCATCTTATATCCAGTTGGCATAGTTACAACACCTTCACGTTTTTTGTAGAGGTGAAATGCACCAGCAGGAATCTTACCAGCAGCAACAGCAGCGCGGTCATCTTTGTGAACACGGATAACACGACCGATAGTCTGTGCCATCTCAATGATAGGAAGATTGCGAAGCAAAATTGTATGAGTCAAACCAGGAACATTGATGCCTTCGCTGAGAATAGAATAGTGGAAGATGACGAACTTTTTAGAGTCATCAGCACCCCACTCTTGCAATGTGGTGAAGAATTCTTCGCGACCAACTTTCTTGTCGTTGATGATAGCACCAAACTTAGATGTGATGTGCATGACATCATATCCAGCACGATAGAAATAATCAAGAATGTCAGTCTGTCCGAGCATGTTGCCAAGGACCTTAGAAGATGGAGCAGCAACCAAAACTTTAGGATTTTGATCAGTGTTCAAATCCTCGAACATATCTCTCAAGTTGTCAGCATCGACCTCGTGAGCATTGTGCTTAGTGCGAGTGCGATTGGTCTCGAAAGGAACAACTTTAGGGGGGACGATTGCACCACTAGCGATGAGTTCCTGAGCAGGAACATTCTCAAGAACACCACCCCAAATATCGGTGTTGTTCATTCCGCGAGCAACACTTACACCACGTCCAACACGCGGAGTTGCTGTGAAATAATAACGACGCTTAGCATACTGTGCGGTAGCAAATAGTGCTTTGAAGAAGTGACGACCGCAACCATTGTGTGCTTCATCAAAATAAATGGTATCAATATCAATGCCACTATCTACAACACGCTGAAGAGAATGATAGGTAGTGAATACAATCGCGGACTCTTTTGCAGCGCGAGCGGTATTTACATACAATGCAAGTTTCTCAGGGTTAGTGCCACTAGCATGATGAGTTTCACCACTGTGACAGTGATAAACGTGTGTCCATGTAGCACTGATTAGTGACATGAACTCTTCGCACAATTGATTGGCAAGAAGAATACGAGGAGCAACAACAACTGTTGTAGTTGGTGAAGTCTGTGCCTTGCAATCAGCGATCATGATATAAGTCTTGCCACCACCAGTAGGTACGATGACCTGACCAACATTTGATGCTTGCATAGCATCGAATGCACGTTGTTGATGGGGACGTAATTGCATGTAAAACCTTGACTATGACTATAGTATCGCATGAAAAAAGACCCCTGTCAAGGGGTCTGTGACACTATGCCAACTGTCTCACGCTACGTCTTCTTCCTCATCATCGGGAAAGAATTCAAATGGCAGTGTGCTAACTTCAGTGGATGTTGTCATGCCGTGTGATACTTTATACGCCAGTTCCCACTCGTTAAGATACTGCTTCCAGTTTACACCTCTCATAGATCCATCTTTGCTGAAGTATTTCCCTTCAATATAATAGTCAATACACATAAGCGTAAATGACTTCATGTTTTGGGATGGTACATTACCGTTCATAGCAGCAGTTTGAACATACCTAGATGTCCCTGCTTTGAGTTGTTGCCACTCTCTCATTAACCAGTTCAATGTATTAAACCGATCCTCCCTCATTGTTTGCGGGTTGATCACCATTTCATAGTTCGATACTCTCAGGATTAGATCTTTGAGTTTAGCAAGTGCTTCGGGATCATCTTTGTGCTTCATGAAAGAAACAAAATATGCCCATGTGAATGGATTATAGTGTGGTAGATTTGTTTGACCATAGCAGTCAAACTCATCATCGAGGAAGATACTACGGACCCAGAGAATAGCATCTTCAATATCACTAACCCACAGTTTGATGTTAACCGTATTGGTCTTCATCTTTGTGGTGTATTTGTTAGGGAAGCATTGAATAGCAGCAAACTGAATTGGTTCGACCTTCCTCAATTTACCATCCTTGATGACAATTTGTCTGTCACCAAATACAGCACGGTAAGCACCATCAACACGATCAGATGCGATCTCAGCATCATCAGGATTATCATGCATCAAATACTCTTTATAGATGCTTGCCATATCTTCGTGCTTCTTATATTTCACACGAACTTTTTCAGGCATCCAGTCAGCAGTATCATCGGACCACCAGTGTGCATCCCTAGTGTGACCATTAGTCTTGAATTTTGTGCCTGCTTTATATGTCTGTTTTGTCTCAGGATCGTAGCAATCCTTGGTTAGAATAGCACCATCAACTTCCAAGTGTGATGATTCTAGTTTAGAAAACTTTTGTCGATGTTTTGGTTTCTTCGCTCTCTCTTCGTGGTCTCTTTGAATAGGACATACTTCCCACTCTTCATGCCACTCGTCGATTGAAATAATTTCTTCGATGTACAACAGATCATCGACATTGATCCGCTGTTTACGGCGTTGCGCTCGGTTCATTCTTTATCCTCAGTGTGCCCGAATTAGGCGTTAACATGCCAATCGTAGGATTGACTTAAGTATGTATAAGATTATATCAGGAAAGATCGGGTGAATACGAAAACTTAATATCACCTTTATAATCTCGCTGTGTGTGAACAGCAGCAAGTTGGAACCCTAGTTGGGGCCAAGGATTCTTAGGTGTAGGGACATTGTATATCTCTTTGATAGCAAATCCATGCTCTCTCATATCACGAATTCTACGTTTTGTAGTGTAGTGATTGATAGTTGTAAGATAAACAATATTATCAGCAATTACCATACCATGTGCTAGGAATTGTTGCATCTTAGACCACGGTGGATTGGTAATAATCCAATCGACTTTCTTTTGATATAGGAGAAAATCTTTACCTTCACCAAGTTCACACCAATCTTTATCATCAGTATTGAAATTATCATAGAAAGCACCTTCACCACGACAAGGATCTAGGATCCTGCCAGTAGGATTATAGTGCTGAATAATTTCCTTTGCCAGATATTCTGGCGTCATCACAATGTCCTTCTCAGGAGTATTTTTTGGGGGACAAAATGCTCTCATTTGTTGAACTTACGGCGTGAAGATTGAATGGTAAGGTTAAGATCTTCCTTTGTATATTGTACACCACTAGCAATCAATTCGTCAAGTTTTAGTGAACATTGAACGCGACGTTGCTTCTTACTGTCTACTTTAGGATTGATAGAGAATAATGCTTCATTACATGATACGCTTTGTTGAAAGTTATCACGAACAAATTTAGTATCTTTCTGTGCTTTTGGTCCTTCTGGAATTCCTTTTACAAAATCTACAAATGATTCCACTAGTTGATAGTCCATCTTTCCCCACAATACAGCATAATCCTTAGGTTGAATAAGGAACTCATATTGTGTATGAAATACTTTAGTATCTCCTTCCTGTGTATAACAACCAACGATTAAACGATAGTCATCATGTGACATCATTCTCAATATATCAGAGCAGCAAATAGTATTGTTGCCAGTAGTTTTGATGCTCGCATTATAGTCTACCTTCAGACCTTTAGATAGATCAAAACTGGATGTATATCCATTCTTCTTGAGTTTATCGTATTCTTTCTTAGATAGACCAGTTCTCTCACGAGTTACGATGTCTTCGTATTTGTTTCCGTGTGCTTGAACTTCCATTGTAGTGTAGTGAATTATGTGTTGGAGAGGTTCGCCTTAAAGAGCAACTTCTGTGCTCACCCTTGCCTCCAACATTTATAATATAATATAAAACACCACCCCAGTCAAGAGGTGGTGGACAGTTTATGCAGGTGTCACATCCCACTCATCAGTAGGAACAACCGTTTTAATAATGTGCTCTACATTGTCAATGCCATACACTACAACTGATTGAGTTGATGTGAATCCATTGACTTTCTTTTGCCGTTTCCAAGATACTCGCCAGCGATCAGTTGCCATTAATAAGTTCATCAATTACTTCAGTTTCATCACCAAGAACAGATGAAATCCAATCATCCTCGGGTGTACGAACCATGTCATTTTCATCCCAAGCGATGTCAAAATCAACATCATACATCATAACCAAATCCTCCTTTTTGTGCAATGATAGCAGATCGTTTCCACTCACGGATAGTCCTGAGTTTCTTTTTCAACTTGTGCATTTCCTCATTAGAATAGAGGAACGGATCTTCTTCTCCTTTTTTGATTGCATGTTTAAGCAATCTAATTTCTTTTTGCATCATCGGTATAGTTCCGAAAGGTGTAATTTTTCAACAATTTCTTCGACCTCTTTCATTTTGTCGAAGTAGACAGTTTTGTCAATAAGTTTGTCACGATAGTATCGTTTCTGTAAATTAGAAACGTACATGAACAAGGCATCCTTTAGGATCATTTTTTCATCTTTGTCGAGAATAGCAGAGTGGAGACCTATCATTTTAGGTGTCCCTCCGCTTTGTTCTGAGATACTCTAGCACGTCATCTCTGACCCACATGAGTTCATTGAAACACTTTTGATTGTGAGCACATTGACGTAGTTTGTGATCGGGTTTCAACACGGACTCGATGAATAAGTCGAGTCCACGATTAAATTTTACGTCTTGGTTTTCGGTATCCATTTAATCAGACTGAATGAGT